TCTAAGAATATCTCCGCTTCTTCAAGCGTCTCTGGTATATCATCTACTTTACCTCCTATCTCTACACCAGTCTTCTCTGCTATCTGAGCCAACTGCTGCTTCATCTTCACCCTCATCTCAAGCTTTCTCCTTTGCCTGTCCTTCTCAGAAGAGGACAAAGGGTCTACCGCTTCAAGGTTTGGCTGAGGTGATTGAGACAGTATCTTGTTGACGACAATACGAACAAATTTAGGGAGTATAGGTACGGGCGTAAAGTCAAGATTGAGCATTGATCCATCACCGTTATTTGGATCAAGACTGTTAAGTAGTTGCTTATATATGTCAGTATCCTGCGTCCCGTTTGCATACTTCCTATTCTTCTCGAATACATCGTATCTCTTTCTAAACAAAGAACTTGACTGCTCTATATTCCCCCACTGCTTTACTATCGCCTTGGCATACTCCAAACCGTATTCCTTACCCTCCTTGACTTCTCTCTTCGCAAGGGGGTCTGGAAAGTTTGTAGATTTTTTCTTAACCAAGGAGTTGTTAGACATGTGTATTTACACTTGCAGTTATTTCGCAAATATAGCAAAACTACCTATGCCACTCCCTTGGCTTGTATGTCCTGAAGAACTCACCCTTTATGGGTGTGTTTCTTTTTTGTTTTGGTTTTTCTTTTTGAGCTGCTAATAGAGCAAGACCAGAACTAATTGTCAAGTCAAACTTTGTTCTGTTGTCTATCTTATAGGAGATCCAATCCTCAAGAGTTTTATTGAAGTACATATTACCCATCTCCTCACTGTTTGGGTTGATACCAACATACTCGTGTATATACGCCTCTATAGCTTGAGCGTGAGCCTGTATAACATCTTGAGAGTTAGATGGTATACCCTTCGTTCTTACATTTTTGGTAGAACTGGCACCCATAAGGTGCTTCGGGCGATTCATTAAGTAACCGTCGTAACCTCTTGACTCAAAGTATCTTGCTATACCGTACTTGTTGTTCTCTATAAGTATAGGGTAACCGTAGAAGAAAGCACACATCAGTACATCTTCGTAGAAGATTCTAGCTAGATCAGGACGTGAAGCATACTCTACCACAAACATATTTGATGGGGCCTCCCCCATAGAGAACTTATTGTACAGGTGCATAGCGCCTTTTGACCCCCTGCCATCTAGTGTAGCGTCAAGATCGTAAGAGTCAACACCACCAACACCTATATGTCCGTTAGGCGGAACCCTCTTGTTCTTTTCCTCTTTGACTATGTTCCTGTTATCTTCGCTAGGAAACCAAGAAACCCTGAATCTTCCATTTGGGTTTGGAGAGAACACCACCTCCTTGTCCTTTTCTAACCAAGTAAAGTTGCCCACAACGACAGGATTGGGGTATAGGTCGTTATTAAAGTCTATCTGCTGATAGATCTTACCTATGTTGAAAACGCTGCCCTCTATGCTATCTCTAAACGCTTCGTCCTCTGTGAACGGAAACTGTCTTATTACCTCGTTTAGCTCGGACGGATTGTCCTTCATGGACTTCCTTTCATTCTTGAGATAGTCCTTAGCTCCTATAGGTGTCATATCCCCATCGGAAGTCTCTATTGGTTCTTCTGGAGATTCTACGATAGGCATACCGTACTTATCAAAGAACCCCTCTAGCGCCTCGTATGCTGGGATGAAGATCCTATATAAGCCTGATCTTGTTCTTCCGTTTTCATTTCTTTCAAACGGGTTGCTGTCGTCCCAAAGCTTTTTGTATTCAGCACCACCCTTGTCCATAGGGTTTACAGTACTACCTACAAGGGCTTTACCAACTACCATCCTACCTACGATCAAACAAGTCCTTTCTATCCTCCAAGCCTCTGTGATATCGTTTGGCTTCTCCCACTTGCCAGCCTCATCAAGGTATAGCATATGAAGCTTCTCACCGTCGTATGCGTTGGTGGTGGTGTTCTTCCAGTTTACAACTGTATTGAGAGCCTCCCCTACGTTAGATGTCTTATTCTTCTTTGTGATCCTCTTAGAAGGCTCCCTAAAGGCAAGCTCCATACGAGGGTTTGTTGTACCATCCTGAATAGGCTTGAAGAAGAATGGGTAGTTCCTGAATATAGGGACCACCTTTTTCATGAAGATGTTTTCTTGAGCGTCCTTACCAGTCTTTGACTGTATGCCTAGGAGCTTTTCCTTAACCTGCGTAGACTCGTCGTTAAGTACAGAAGCGCATATATTGGTGTAACCAGAACGGCGGCACTTAGTATATAGCTGACCAATACAACGTGGGTCAAGCTCGCACGCAGCCATGTGAAGAAAGAGGTCTCTTTGAAAATTAAGGAACGAGGGGTAACCGATATCAATCTTACTCCATTGTAAGAACATGTAGTGTCGGCCAGTAATATATGTAGGTTCGCCGCAATTGTAAAACCAAACACCGTTGCGCCTACGATCAAATTCCTTTTTGATATAGTTGCTGTACTTGTCGCGGAACTCTCTGGGTCTCTCCAGCCAGTCATCCATACCTGTAATCTTTTGCAGCTCCTCTGGCACAGGAAGTCTTCCCCACATTTGCAGCTCCTCTGGTTTTTCATGGAAGAGAATCTCCTGTCTTTCTGGGACTTTCGGAAGAGCAATGAGAACCCCATAATGCTCGATGATTTCTCCGACTGATCCGTTTGGGTCAATAACGACAGCTTTATCATTGTATCCTTTTACTTCGATTAAATTCTGATTCATTGATACAAAGATAGCTAGAAGTCAAACCTCAGCTTCCACATCAGAAAGTAACAGGACAAGTGCCACTGTCCATCATAACCAAAACCTCTTGGCTCTCTAGCCAAACAAATAGATGGGATCAAGTACCATCTGTGTGTGCGTGCTTCAATATAGAATGACATATCGTTCATTATGTACCCAAAAGGGGGTTAATGAATCATTATTCATTCATTTATACCCTCTAAGGTGTTTTTATTAATACGTTAGTACTCGAAGCGGGACTTGAACCCGCACGGCCCATTCGGGCCAACAGATTTTAAGTCTGTCGTGTCTACCAATTCCACCATTCGAGCATTGTACTCCCGACAGGGTTCGAACCTGTGACCGTCTGCTTAGAAGGCAGATGCTCTATCCAACTGAGCTACGAGAGCATTGTGCGCCTGCTAGGACTTGAACCTAGGACCTGTCGATTATGAGTCGAATGCTCTAACCAGCTGAGCTACAGGCGCATATAGGTTAGTCTTCGTATTCGTCGTTCCACATAGCTATTACTTTTTACTGAATTGTTCTGCAAAACCACTAGAATAGTCTTTCTCCCCCTCTATAGACCCTGTATCCTTAAGCTCTTTTATCATCTGCTCTAGTCTCTGCCTCTCTACGATAAGCTCTTTGCAGTCCACTGCTGTTTGCTTAACGGCTTGTAGCTCTGCTTTTCTAGCTGACCCGCCAGCTTCTGGATCTACAGGCTTCTTTACCTCTTCGATCATATTGTCTATAGCAATCTCCATGCTGCTCATCAGTCTTTCTGAGGCAGAGATCGTAGTAAACTTAGGCTTGCGCATACAGGAAGTCTTCTGGTCTCATACGAAGATACTCAACACCGTCGATATTCATGGTATATCCGATCTTATGATTGAAAAAAACTTTGTCTCCTATGCTCACCCCGATGCTTTCTATATCATCTGGAGCGTACATAAGTACACCGTGATCGACAGGCTTCTTCTCAAAGGAGACTTTTATCACTCCTGAGTCTGTTGTTTCTTCCTCTGGGGATTTCTCTTCTTTTTTCAGCAGCAAAGCCCATCCAGAAAGTACATTCAGCTCGTTTGTTTCTTTGCTCTTGTAAGCTACTGACTCGCTCATGAGTGGTGTGTCCTTGTCGTAGGAGACCATGTAGTAGTTCTCAAGCGAAGAGATAGGCTTCTTGTCCATGATCACCCTATGGTGGAAATACAACGTATCTCCTACAGCGGCTCCCGTGTCGTGTTTCTCTGGCACTGACACTATCTCTGCGGAACATACTCTGTGCTCAAACTCGTTGAACTTAGGATCTAAGTATATCTTCTGCCCTCCTACCTCTATCTCGTCTTTGAATTTGTTGTCGATCCTGACAATGAATTGATTTATAGATCTCATATTAAAATTTTAGGTCAAACTCAAGCATACATGGCATGTCGTCTACAGCTTTCCACAGAACTGTACCGTCTTCATCTTCTATATACACTAAGTATCGTTTCTTACCGTAGTCGTGGAGGTGCTTCATATCTTCTATGATTGCTGAAACCTTTCCCTTCCCTGCTGGCATACCTACGTAGTAAGCCATACCGTTCTTAGGGTCTTTCCCTATAACGATCTTTCTTATCAACCCGTCCATCAGTTCAAGCTTATACCAGTTCCGTTAAGAAGATCATCCAACCCATCTTCGCTTTTGTATACCTCATCCATCATCTCTGCTACTTGCTTTAGCTCCTCTTTGTCTCTAAGGTTAAAGCTGTAGAGCGATCTTACGTTGAAGAACTCTTCACCGCTATCTCCATCCTCTTCTGTATCTTCTATCACACCTACCATTATAGCAGACATTATGACGGGTCTCATCTCAAACTTGTCTATAAGATTCTCTATCTGTATGACACGATCTTGGACTTCCATCAAAAACTCAAATACTTTATCGTCCATATTCTTAAATTTGTAAACAAAGATACAGAATTAAAAAGATGCCTAGATCCATTATAAAGAAGATAAAGAAGTTTAGGGAGTTCTCTAGGCTAGACAAGCGATACGTAAAAAGGAACTACCTGAAGCACTTGAGAAAAGCTAGATCTATTATGGTGGATAGTGGTATCCCCAACAGGTATCTGGACTTTATGCTGTGGTGTTACGATCTAGAGTTCTTCACTATAGACTTCGCTGCTGAAACCTTTGAATACAGGAAGAGTAAGTTAGCTGACAGGGTTATATACCCTATGGTCAACGAGGGTTTGCTATACAAGCACTTTGACAAGCTCACCCCAAGCGGTAGTGAATCCGACTATCTCTTTAGAGACGAGACGAAGTTCAACTATCGCGTGAGGTATGCTTTAACTCAAAAAGGCAGGTTACACGTCCAGAGGTTCTACAGGTTATGCGAAGGGCTTATAGAAAGTTAAGTTCCTTTCCTTGACAGCCTTCAGCACTTCCATCCTGTTCTCAGAATCCTTTTTATAAGAGACGTGAACCCATGCAGGATTGTTGTCATCACCAAACTCCCATATGAGCTGATCAAACTCCAGATTGTCTTTGATATAGTCAAAAATTTGTCTATTGCTGACTTTACCATAGATATCAGCGTCGATATCGAGCGCTTGACCAGTAATATGTTGCGAGCGTCTTGAACCGCCAATCGCATCGTTGAGTTCGTCTGATCTATATCCAGAGGATATTCCGATCGGTACACGAAAGAAGTCTCGTAAGGGCTGAAATACATATCTAGCTATACTCTGCAAGTTATCAATTACCTCGATAGAAGGTTCATTATCTATCCCCTTTCTTATCGCTGTTGCTGACTTTGTAGCCTCCCTTAAACTGAGATTTTTGCTTAGAAGCATCTATTCTGTTCTTCTTCTGTGTTTCCGCTATCCACTGAGGAGATATCCTCTTTACTCTTGGGTTGTGGTATTTCTTGTTCAAGAAAAAACCTTATCGGTTTCTCATCTTGCCTAAGAGCATCTGAAGACGACGGCTAGAGTCCATATTACCACCAGCACCGTATCTCTTTACATTACCACCACCATAGTACTTCTGTGGGTCACCGCTCATGTCTGGACGCTTATACTGATCCATACCCTCACCGAGCTCAAAAGCTCTCTCGTCAAGAACGTAATCACCCTCTTCGTTCATGTAGATAGGGTAGTCATCATCAGCAATCATGTCACGACCTTGCTCATCACGAGAAGCAGAATACTCATTCCAGTTGCCGTATACCTTGATCGTGTCTTGACCGTTAGGGTGCTCATACAACACATACTCACGACCAGTGGGTTCGTCTTGCTGTACAGGAGAAGTGTACTGACCAGTCATAAGCATTGGTCTTTCCTTCTTAGTCTGTTCTTTCTCTCCTTGCTCGCCACCTTGCTTTTTCATCATGGCTTGCTTGAGCATGGCCTCTAAACCACCACCCTCGTTAAACTTCATATAGTTCATGACTTCTTCTTTTTTCTAGCTCTGATTTTGTCTTGCTTCTTTTCCTGCTTGTCTTCTTGCTTGGTAGCACCCTGATAGTCGTACTTACCCTTAGCCTCTTTCTTATCCTTCTTCTTGGCTCTAATGCCTTTACCGATATCAAGCTTTCTCATCATTCTCTTCCTTAACAGGTTCTACAGACTTCTTGGCTTTCTTCTTTGGCTGCTTCTTCAAAACAGCTACGAACTTCCCGTTGACATAACTGATCTCATAGTCCTTGGCAGACTCCCCCAGCTTGTTCAAAAGGAATTCTTTGGTATTTGCTATAATCTTGTTCATTTTAAGCACTTGTGCAATGCAAATATAAAAGATTATCTACT